TTGTAAAGAGACAGCAGGGAGCCGCTGGTCATGGTAAGGGGTGGACAACAACTCGAAGAAGAATAGGCGGTAAAGATAAGGATATTAAAGACGTATCTCCAAACACAGAACAATCACAAAAACTATACCAAGACGATAATGGTAACATAGATTTTATGAGTGCATTTGAAGATAAAAGAAGTGTTTTTGAGACTATGCCAAACCTGACGCATGTAGGATTTGGATTCAAAAATGAAAAAGGAAAATTAGAACCAAGCTACTTTCCTGATTATTTAGCGAAGAAAGGCAAACCCCCCGAAGAAAAGGGTGTGTTTCTTTTTAGAGCTACAGACGAAAATAACAACACTATCTATGGCGCAACAAGAGACAGTCTTAAAGACAGCGCAAAGCCGGGAAGTGTGTCGCAAGTTAGCCTTACCCCAACACAAATTAAAAGCGTTGCTCCAGACATCGATATTGCGGCGTTACCCACAGCAAAAGTAGACCCTGTAGCAGCCCCCGCTGCAGAAAAAAGAATGCAAACGGTTGGGCTTTTACCTGATGGAACTAAAGTTTATGGTAGAGATGCAAAAGAAGTAAGAGCAAAGGGTGCAGTTAAAGTTGGTGAGGCTCAGTTTGAAGGGCCAAAGCAGGTCGGTACTATAAAGTTTTTTGACTTAGACAAGGATGGTGACAAAACAAAAGTCACGCTGATGATTGATGTCCAAGAAAAGGGAGACAAAAACGCTCCTATACAGTCCATACCGTACGCTAAATTTAGAAATACTCCTGATAAGTACACTCCAACGGGTCAACCCTACGAACTTAATCCCGAAGATAACACGAGACAATACCAGTCGGGAGCTTTACTCAGCATATCAGACGCAAGAAACGCAATTAAATCGTCGCAATCTTTTTATCGAAGCCCTGAATACACTAACGCTTTAGGCGAAACCGAAAGGTTTGAAGTTCCGTTAGACACTCAAACCAGCGGAAAACCCGCCAACCAACTTGCACTGATGACACAGTGGATTAATTCAGGTACTTTGCCCAGAAAGAACGGAACAATAGACTGGCAGCAAGCTGGATATGATGAGGCTGGACTTAAAAATCTTGTCGGGTACTTGGGTACAGCCATGCGGCAAGAAACAGAACTACGAACTGCTGTAGGGGACCGTATAATACCTGCACGAGTAGTCCGAAACACAGAAGCTTATGTAAAAGCAAAATACCCCGCCCTATATGATAGCGTACCGTTTCTAAAAGACGAATTGCGTATGCAATTATTCTTAGAAAAAAGAAAAGCACACAACTTTAACAAGGTTCTTCACGAAAGATCACCTGTAGGAACTGTTCAAAACACTATTACCGCAAATGTGCCTGTAACTTTACCGCCTGAAATTACTAACGCACAGTCGGGGGATATGGGGTTACCTGTAATGGTTCCATTCCCAGTTCCTTTCAATTCTAAATTTAACAAGGATGTACAGCTTATACTTCAAACAGTAGCTCCGAATGCCACAGTAGAACTAAATTTAGAGACTGGTGATTTTGAATTTAAGGGCGGGTCTGACTCAGACTATGAAACTGCAGTTAATGTTGTAAAAGACCTTGTTGTGTATGAGTACGAGGCAGACGGAGTAACCCCCAAAAAAGGACCAAATGGACAGGTCATCGTATCAGAAAAACAACCACCCCTAGAGTTTGTTAACTACCTCAGAACAAGCACTGAAGTAGATGGTACACCCTACTACGCAACTTGGAGAAAGCTGGTTGGTGGAGAAGGTGGTTCAGACAACGAACAAGTTGTTGCTTCGATAAAACGAAGATTTTCAGAGACTCACGGTGGTGACTTTGATAAAGGAACAGCAATAATAAAAGCCTTTATGCCGTCCAACTTAGGCACTGAATCTGACGCATTTCTATACGCTCAGATAACAGGAAAGTCTGTAGACGCTCTGGATAAAGAGAGAGAAGGTCGCATACAACAGGCCGACTCAGCCGCCATGACTGTCAATACTTTTGATCAAATGGAACAAACATTCTTTACTGATGACGGTAAGTTCATAGACATGAACACTTTCATGGGTAATTTGTACGTTGGATTAGACGGTGCAGTGTACATGTTTAGACAACTACCTTTTGTAGACAGACTACTACAGACGGGTAGCCTTAAAGAGCTAGATGATAGTCAGGCTTTTGGTATTGCAAAAAATCAATTGATTGGACAAGACTCAAATGGAAGAAGGTACTTCAATAGCATACTAGATAATGCCACAGATGAAAGAATAGAAGAGTTAGCTAAAGCTGCAGGAATGGATGTAGTTACCTACAGAGAAAAAGAATTAAAAGCTAGACAAGAGAATATGGCGGCTTTAGACAAGCCCCCTTCTGACGGTGGAATACAGGGCATTGATTCTAAAAACGAGGTAATCAAAAACCTTGCTCTTCGTAACTTCTATCGTTACATGGTCGCTTATCAAATGGCAGCAGCTATTCAGGGTGGAACAGGTGGACGTACAGTGTCTGACCAAGACGTTCAAAACATACTCAAAGCTTTAAAACTAAATGCTCCTATGGGAAAGGCAAGCACAGAGTTAACCATCATAAGGGCTGCAAGAAAGTTATTGGTCGGTATCGAAAAGCATTCAAGAGCGGTAGGAAACGGCGGTGAAAATGCGTACGCTGCACTAACTTTTCAGGCTCTATCAATCGGTACAACACCGGGTAAGCTTACCTCATCTATGATTGCTTCTAAACTTGCGGTAGCTGGACCCACCGGCACAGACAGTAATTCTGAAAATTCCACACAAATGTCTGACCAAGAGAAGCTGGATAAAATAAATGAAGCACAGGGTAAATTTGCTGACACTTACACTACACTTGATGCCGCTGTAAAAGCATTGGGTAAAAATGGCGTTGAAATGCTACTATCTAACTAAGGGACACTTATGGCTGATAGAACAAACAATCAAATGAATGATCTTCTAGGCTTGAATCAAAGCGTTCTTTCTGGAATGGGAACATCGGGTACAGGTGGATTCATGGGCGGTCAACGGGCAAGACCTGAACCCGTTGATAGGTTTCCTGCGTTAGAACAGGAACCTTTCTTGGGAAAAACTCAACCCGTGTTTGATGTCAAGATGGAGCCTATGTTTGGGGGAAAGGACTCTCTCATTAGTGCGGGTATTGAAGTACCAACTGAAGTAAAACCCAGAATCGCTGACGTACGAAAGATAAGCCCTGAAATCAAACTTCAACAGGTTATGAATTTTGATAATCCTAAAATTGTAAGTAATTTTGAAAAGGCTACCGGTTTTCGTAATGCACAAGGCGAAACCACAGCATTTTTAGAAAGCATGGATTTTGCTACTCGCCTAGATGTTGCTAATCGGGCAGGAGCCACTATTATTGTTGATGACGAAGGCAAGGATTTTAAAGTCCCGTGGGACAACTTGATATATGAACAAACAAGGCTCCCTAGCCCTGATCAAGAAATAAGTATAGTTACGCCTACAGGCAAGACAACACTACTATCAAAGGCAACAGCGTTAATTACAGGTACAACACCAATTCCCGAAACTGAGGTTCGTCAAGTTCTTGCCAAAGACATGACAGAAGAAGATATGGACCTTTATCGTGAAGGGGCAATGGCAACGTCGCTAAATCTAATTGACCCCGAAGTAGGCAGACCCTTGTTTGCCGACCTGATAAACAAAAACCTGATTAAAGCTGGCGTTGAAGACGCACGTACTCGTGCAGACATGATCAGTATGTCTCTTGGTACAGTCGGAATGGGGGACGTAGAAAAAGTTGTAGGCGGTGCTGCAGAAAACATTTTCAAATTCCCCGTCCAACTGGGACTGTGGGGAATCGGAGAAACTTTAGATGCGATTGACGGAGAGTACGGCAACCTAAACGACGATCCGGGGTACTTTGATATTCGGGAAAGCTCCCGTCGCAGAGCAATCATGGACACTATATGGCAACCCCTCGCACACAAGATGATTGCACGAATGGCACAACGAGGAACAGAGGTTTCTTTACCTGTCATGGAAGCTTACCTGTCAACCCTGACAGGGCTTGGTCCACGCTTAGTAAAGGTTGGGGCAGAGATTTTAGCTCCAAGTAAGGTTGCAAAGGTAACAACAGCTTTTCGTTCAAAGAAAGAACTCGAACGTTTCAAAGTATACTACAACGAAGAAATTGCAAAAGGATCAACCAGATCATTTGACGATATATTTGAGTCGTACAAGACAGATCGTTCCGGCGTTTTAGCCGGAGCCGAACCTAGCTGGCTACAAAAGATAAAGCAAGGCACTGTTGGCAACAGAGTTACACTTGGTATGCAGGTAGACGATGCAGCAATGGAAGTGGGCAAAAGGGCAGAGGTCTTAAGTGCAATCAAGTATCGGGATAACCTTGTAAAACGAAGAGACGCTCTGAACGCTGGAGTAAGTAAGCGTGGGGGTACGCCTGACGCTTTAGACAGAAGTAAGCTTGATGCTTTTGAATTAGACATATCCACAGCAAATGCTGAAGTACATGCTATCAAGTTAAAGAGTGCCACTCCTAAATTTATGAGAGACATCGACACTGCTAACGCCTACATGGTAATAGGCGCAGGTGCAACTGGTCACTTCTTCCAGCAGCGTGACGAAACATACGGAGTAACAGGTGATCCCATGATGGGTGAGCTTGTTGGTCTTGGTGCCGGATTATTTCTGAACCTTGCTCAAGGCAATGTACCAGCAGCACTTTCTGCACTGAAAAGATCATCGTTGGGACAAAAGTTTGGGGGCAAGAAAGCCTACCTAGAGTTCCTGACCGAAAACATAACCAACTTTTCTCCAGAAATGCAAGCTGGTATTATCAGACGGGCAGAGTATCTGGATGAGATATACGACATATTAGTTGCAGAAGGTTTGGACCCTAAATTATTAGACACCGGGTTTGCTAACCTTAGTGGTTTGGCAACTCTAAAGTCCCTAGAAGACATTACCCGTAGTAAACTAAGCGTCAAACAGATAAGAAATTTTGATGTTCAAGACTTAGAAGAGAACCTAAATACACAGAAAAGAATGGTTGCTGAACTTCGGGGTGTACTACAAAGTATTGAAGGGGGCGTTGGTGAGTCACCAAAGGGGGACTTCTTTAGGCTGGTTAACGCTGCGATTGATCAGGGTCAAAACTCTATAGATCAACTTGGAAAAGATATAAGCACAATTGATAAGCACGGGGTACAATACTACCTAGATTTGATTGAGGGTAACAGTCAGTCTTTTGGTAATCAATTAGGACCAAACACCGTACGTAACTTTGAAGAAGCTATGGGAAGGTTACAAAACGGCAACTTAATTAATGCAGCAGATATACCCCGCTTAGAGTTTGAACAAATTAACAACGAGTCACGGGCCAGAATATCTGATGCCGTAACCAAACATGCTAATACTGTGTACTCTAACTTGTCCACTCAAGCAGGAGCTAATGCGGTAGTGGAGAATGTGATTGGGGCGAAGGGAGTTGTTGCATCAGGACAACGCACTGCAGCCGACATTGCTAACTTCGACGGTCCGGGGGATTTGCTGGCAGTGCTTTTGGAGAGTGGACACGCCACAGATAAGGCAAAAGTCCAGAGAATGTACAGTGTTCTTGACAACGGTAACTATGTTGACAGTGCCGGAAATGCAATTGAGGGTGACGTAGTCGTAAACGTAAGTGATGTGTTTGACGCTATGTTCCTAGAGATGCCTGATCTACCGATTGGAAAGCTGCGTGGGTCGGACATGACAGTGGGTCAAACAAAGATACTTGATGAAACTTTTGTAACCCTGTCAAACCCCTTCTTTTCAGCGTTGGCAGAAGGAAGCGACAAGACAATCCTAGAAGTCGTAAAGGACATGAAGACTACACTTCAGGGACAGGGCAAAGAGTTTCGTAAGGGTGTAAGCGACCAGACTCAAGTCGTACAATTTATGCGTGAAATTGCACAAGAAAATGACAGCAGCCTAGACATATTTGAGATGTCGTTTGGTCAGCTAAGAGAACTAGACAAGTCGTTGCGGCACATACAGTATGCTTCTCGTAAGTCTGGTAACACAGAACGAGCAACTAGGTTTGAAACTTTACAGAATGTTGTTGAGGGTAAGTTTGGTCAGTTTGAAATGGTACGAGACGACGGCACCCGCATGGATATTGGTAGCCTGAACGTTATGAATATGAACGATGCAGAAGAACTTGTCCCTACTCCTGTAGCTGGACCCAACGGTATGCTTGCTCAAGCAAACAGAGAGTGGGCCAAATTCAAATCACGATGGTACGATCTGGACGAAAAGGCTGTAGTCCCTCGCTGGATGTCGTGGGGCAACAGGTCAGTTGTTGATGTTAGTGTGAACAACCCGCTTGGTGTTCGCTTTGGAAACGGTAATCCTCGTGAGTGGTTGGATATAAAGACTGTATCAAACTTAGACCCCAACGTAGGTGGTAAGACTTTCTTTGATTCCCTGCAACGGACACTAGGGCAAGAGATAGTTACTCCATCGGGAACACCTGCATACGCTTTCGTTGAGGGAGACAAGGTTACTGAGGCTTTTGCAGCCACTGTGAGGACTGCAGTAGCAGACTACATAGTAAGTTTGCAGGGTAAAGTAAAGCCGCAAGAACTTTCCCGTCAAATGGCTAACCTAGACCAGACGTTTGTTATGGTAGGACCAGACGGGCAATCAAAGCCTATGTTAAATATAGGTTCGTTGATTGATGATACATTAGGTTTCTCAGAGAAATCTGTTGGTAAAGAAATATACGACAGAACTGTTAAACGAGCTATCACTGATATACAGACTCAATTGGGTAAACAGTTAGAACCTGCACAAAAAGCAAAGAAACAAAAGGAACTTGCTGTTCGATTACTTGAGAACTTTAGTCCTTCACGAGTGTCGATGGATGACGTTGGTGAAAGGCTTGTATCCGGGGGCATTGATCAGCTAAACACACTAAAGGCACAGCTTAAAAAGGCAGGTAACCTTACTGATGAAGAGGTTTCAAGCACACTAGCAGCATTGTACGTTGATTCCCTGCAGAACAACGCAATCAAGGGAACTGGAAAAACTATCATTACGGATGTCAAAGGCAAGGTGATTGGTGAATCTGTAATAGATGTTTCAATGATGAGACGTATGCTAGGCTCAGACGATCAGGAAAAAGCCAAGATCGTAAAGGAACTGATTGGGGAAAGACGCTACAAGGTCTGGGACGCAACGATGAAGTTGATGTCAGACCGCGCTGCAGACTTCCGCACAAAAGAGTTTGACATAACAGGTGTGCCACGTTCCTTTAGCGTAGAGTCTTTCATAAGTCGTTTCTATGCAATCAATCGCGGTGTTATCAGCGCAAGGTATGTTGGTACGGAAGCCGTACTACAGCAATTCAGAGGCAACAAATTCAACATGATTCGGTCTGTTTTGTCTGACCCAGAGCTAGGAGAGTTGTTCCTTGAGATGGTTCGTACAGGTAAACCCTTGACTCCGCAACGTGAAACTTATTTCTACAATGCTCTGGTGGCATCATATGCTAAGTTTGCAAACGAGATGGGCAAGCCAGAACCAGTTACAATGGAAGACAAATACGGCAGAGCGTTTACTCTGTACCCAGACACTACATCTGGAATACCAAGAACTGGGGAGGGTGTGCGTATACCTATATTTCCAGAAATTGAAAAACGACAAACAGACTTTCCAATACCCTCTCCATTTAACTAAGGACAAAGCAAATGAAAACATACAACAACGGCCCTCGTAAGGGAATGATGTACGGTGGTGCTGCAAAGCGCAAGCCAATGATGTACGGTGGAATGACAAAACCCCGCAAGAAAGCTCAAGCGGGGGGCAAGATGTCGGCTACTCAGCCGCAACAGAACATGATGCAGAATCAGATGATGCCCGTTCCTGCTATGACAAAGGCTATGGATCGTACGCCAATGAAAAACGGTGGTAAATTAAGGATGGTAAGGAACTCTGCGGGGGAAATGGTTCCGTTCTACGCTGCAGACGGTAGGGGAAAAAGCTAGATATAGTTTCTGGACTTTTCCATCATCTCATCTGCCATAGACCGAAGGTATCGTAGAAGGGATGCGGTTGAATGTGACCCATCCCACTGGGGTAGTCCCTTTACCATTGCAGATTCAAACTGCTCTGGCTTGACTCCTTCCCAAGTCAACTCTACGGTACCGTTCTGTTTTAGATTAGCCTGAAATGTAAACAGGTTAGCTTGTGTGCTTCTATTAGCCATCTACTTGTTCTAATTCCTGTATTGCTAGATTGTAACAATCGGCCTTGAATACAAAACCGTTGCTTGGGTCTACGTCACCCACTTTGTAACGGGTTGCTTTTGTGTAAAAGGTTTGTTTTGGTATCTCACCAAGAATCCACGCCTTGCTGTGATCCGTAAGGATACGAACAAAGACGTAGCTATCACAGTCCTGCTTGGTTCCGTGCGCTGACACAGAGCAGTCGTAGTTAGGTGATGGAGTTGTGTTGCAACGCTTGGTCTTTACGTCCACCCGTTTGTTTCCAACCAGCAGATCAAAGTCCTTGTTGTTGGCATCAGTACCGCCAACGTAGTCCTTTACAATCACCTCGCCTATAGCCCCGACCACATTACTAAGACTACCAGTTATGCTGCCCTGTAGGATGCCTACAGAGGCGGCTTTCTTTTTGGCACGGGCTATTATATCAGGCGTTATTTTGATCTGTATCACTGTTTGTTTCCTTAAGACTCTTGGCTAATGTAGTCATAAAAGTAGACTGGGATGCCTGTAGCTGGGCCATTCTAAAGTTTAACTTCTGTATTTGATCACGTACATCCCGTATCTGCATGACAGTATATTGATCCACATGGCCCATGTCATCTACTTTGTATTCTACTTCGTCTATAATAACCACATTCTCTTTATCCGTCATCGTCTTCTTCCTCATCTCTAGGTAAGTATACTAAAACAAACGCCCCACAGTTTGAGCAACTAAGGTTGGTGACCATAGAATGATCTGGATCATCCTCTGTATCATGGTCACCGCCCCAAGTTAAGGCATATGTACAGTACCAACAGTTCATGCTGCTGTCAAGTCCACAACTTCACAAACCCCTGCAGTACAGGCAAGTTCACGGGAGCCTGTAGTATTATCTTCTTTCTCAAAGTCTGTTAACTTGTTCCAATCAATGTGTACCACTTCCATACGTTGCTTCCATTCAAGGTATTCGTCAGGCTCTATGTCTTGATAGGGTGCCTGTTGGTATGTGTGATCACTGTGAGGAAGGAAAGAAACTCCTGACGCTACATCAAAGTTCTCATACACCCACGCTCCTACGTCCATCCACTCTTCTTCCTTTACAGACACAGTAATAGATGGCTTGTGTTCACACCAGTGTATAGCGTAGGTTTTCCACAACTCTAGCTGATCTACGGCTGTAGTTTGTGTGCGGGTAACTGCTCCTTTGGGAGACTGCATTGGGAAGCTAAAGACTGTTACGTTGTCTGGCTTCATCACATCTCGTTCAGCAGGTACGCCACTGTCCACAAGAAACTGTGTCAGGGGGTCTTTGTTGTCACCACGAACAGTACGAATAAAGTAATCGTTGTGTCGTGCGTGAATACCACTAGCAGAGTCTGTAAGCTGCGAAACAGTTCCACTAGGCTTGACGCAGGTGATTGCTGCACTGACAGGTATACCAAGTAACTTCGCATACTCACGGTTTGTTTCCACCGCTACGTCACGCATCTCCTGCAACCATATCTTACTGTCAACATTCTTGGACAAGACATGGTGATCCATGATGCCTGTTAAAGAAACCCCAAGTAGTCTTTCTTCTTCTGTGTTATCCTTCCAGACCTTCCTGAGATACTTAAAGTCAGTCAGAGTAGACTGCATGGTACCAAGAATGGTAGCCATACGAACCTTTTGCTTCAAAGAATCAAGAGTATCGTTTTCACGAACAACTACCTCTGACAAATTACAAAATTGGTATGGGCGTAAGATTATCTCACTGCAAGGATTTGTACCGAACTGTATGTAATCCATAGGAAAAACAGGATTCTCTTTATATGAAACCATTCGTCTTCCGTTTTTAGATGCTTGCTTTATTGCTGCTTCCCTGTTGAACATACCACGCTCACCAGACTTACTATCGTACAGGGCAAGCCACTCACGCATAAAGGTACCCATCTCAGGCTTTGTTTTGTAGGCTACAGAGTTGTTAGCCAACGCACGTTGACCCTCTGTTTCCCACCACTGCCCAGCTTTGGCGTGACGCATCTGATCATCATTTAAATTAGATAGGCTAATCAGGGCTGACCTGCGAACACCACCTACAACAACTACCTCGCCCACCTTACACATAAGGTCGTGGCACTCAATAGGAAACAATCTACGTCCAGCAGCCTTCTTGAATATTTCTATGGTAAAGTTAAACAGATCAATCAACGGCTGGGGACCACTAGCTCTACCCCCCATGACCTTTAGCCGCGCACCTGCAGGGCGAATAGCAGAGGTATCCCAAGAAGGAATTTGTCCAGCATAAAGCAATGCAACCAGTTCACGGTAAGCTTTAGCCCATCCCGGCTTGCTATCTGCTACATTAATTATAGTGCTAGAACTACTAAAATTATCCGATACGACAGGTAACTTGTCAACGTTCTCTCTTTCAACACTAAAGCCAACACCAGTGCCACACATCAGTATATACATGCACTCATCAAATGAACGAGGGCTATCAACTGGAATGTAACTACAATTGTACCCACAGATGTTGTCACGAGCCAACGCTGGCCCTGAAGTCATCATTGCTCTCATAGATGGCATAACCTGAAGACTAAGAACAGCCTCACGAACCTCACCCAAGTCCACCCTGACGTTACACTTGCCCTCTACCTGACTCTGCATAAAGTCAATGTAACGATCCACAGTTTCATCCCAATTTTCACGACGCTCTTCTCCGTCAATCCAACGAGCATAGCGTGACTTGTGAATAAACTGCTGGTATGGTGTAGGTAACATGTTGTTCATGTTCTTATTCTCCCTTTGTTTCGATTAGTTTGGTTAGGTACCACTGTGCTTTTTTGAGGTCTTCAACTCCGTTTTTGTAACGGTATCTCCAGAGGTACTTGATGATGTTTCCCTGTAGGTAGTACTCAAACCCATTGTCTGTCGCCGCTTGGATTGCCTCAATGCACTCGACACCTGCTTGATTATAGTGTGGCGGTTTGTTAACGACATCATCGTCCCTCATTCTTTTCACCATGTATTCTTCGTGTTTCATTGTTTCTTTCCAAAATTAACTTTAACTACATTATCACAGTACTGGTTCTTTAGTTCTTCTTCTACTTCTTCAATCATAGCCTCTGCAGTAATCTTAAACTGTATTGATGCCGCACCCTTATCATACACATCCTCAAGGTCTTCCCTAACCGTTTCCATTATACCCTCTTGTATAACCATAGCGGGGTTGTAGTCGGAATCATCCTCGTAGGTTTTATCTGTTGTATCGTAGGCAGTCAGGGTAAAGTTCTCTTCATCAAGAGGCTTAAGTATGATGTAGTATCTGTCTGGTAAAAGGGACATCATCTCCACCTGCTTTTGTATCTCAATATCGTCGGTCATTTTTTTACCCACTCCATAGGAATAGACCCTTCAGCCCATTCAAAGTTGTATCTTGCACACCAAGCAGCATACGTTGTCTTACTGCCCTTGTAAATCCTATTCTTGGCATTCATAAAAACAAACCGAATATCTAAGTCAGGATGTTGTTTCTTCATCAGTACCATCTTTACTCTGTCCCCCTTATCTAGGTGACCTTTAGCTTCTACGTAGATGTTTGTTTCTGGAAAGTAAAAGTCGGGAGTGTAGTGTCTAGGGGCAGGTATGTATTCAAACTTATCCTGTTCGTAAAAGAATGTCACGTTCTTGGATACTAAAGTCCGTGCCAAGTTGAGTTCAAACTTAGACCTGTATTTTACCTTGTTATTCAAAAGGTTACCCCTATTGATATTAATCTTTTTTCTAGGTACCCTGCCAGTTTGGGTGAATACTTTTCTATGTTGGTAAGTTCTTTTGTCAAAGGGTGCATCGGCACACATACATACGCTCCTGAAAATGACGTTCTACTGATATGCTGTAGTTCAGTCTCTACCTTCTTTATGTCTCGTGCTTCTGTGTCAGAGACTAGGTGACCATCTGTACCGTAGTGATTAATTAAAGTTAAGGGCAGTCCCTTATTGTGCAAACGCAAACGAGTTACCCTACGCTCTCCCCCAGTGGCATTGCTGGACTCTATGTACACATGGCTAAGGTCACTGTTTAGTTCCATTAGTTCTACCTCATAGTCTTTTACAAATAGGTACGGCATCTTTACATTTCCTTATTTTTAAGTTTGTCATACCATACCGTAGGTGGAAACTTTGCTTTGGAAGTAACCTTACCATGTAGAATAGCGTCAGGCCAACAGTGTGATCTGTATCCGCACAAGTTACACTGTCTAGGTAAAACTTTGTTACCTGTTCGTATGACTTCACCGCTGCGCTTGTAAGTTTCAAACTCTGACTTAAACGGAACAAACGGTTCTACATCAGGGTTAGTAAGAAACTTGACTCGTTCTTCTGCATCTTTTAAGTAGGCTTCTTTATCATCCTGCGCCCAATCCGGCACTTCAACAATAGCCACCATACCACTAGACTTGTTAACAACGATCCACCCCCCAAACGGTAAGCCCGTAGCTTCCGCATAAAGAAACCCCTGCATGACATAGCCAAAGGGGTCATCCTCTTTTAGTTTGTCGTAGCCACCGTTCATACCAGTAAACTTGTAGTTGAATGCCCAGTCACTTGCTGACTTAACATCCCACACCTTCTCTACCCCCAACTCATCACGGATGATAACATCAAGAGTACCGTTAACCAGTGTGTCTCCTACCTGCAACTGAACGGCTCGTTGGTAGTCAACAATATCTACCCCAGCCTCTTTCATTATAAGCATAAGGATTGATTCTGTCAGGTCACCAAACATAAATCGGAACAGAGTGTTGTACTCCATGTCTTCCTTGATGCCCTTCTTCTCCAGCACCTGCTGGCAGAGGGGACGACCAAGACCTGACATACGAATACGGAAATCACCCCGTTGACGAACAAGTTGTCGCTCTGCTGCTTCAGTACACTCTTCAGCAAAGTCTTTAACTGCTTGCGGGGAGACAGTAGTTTCCCCCCGCAAAGCGTTACTCATGTGGTCTTGTATTTTAAGCAGCGTTAGCATTGTCAAAATCCGCTGCCAAATCTACATCATCGTCATCAGCAATCAGCTTCATAGCTTCACGGTTCTGATTCATAATGTTTTCATTGTGACCTTTTACAGTTTCAGCGAACATTGTCATTAGCTTCTTATCTTCATCTGTGATGCTAACTTCACCCTCTAATGCAGGGACAGGAGTCCAGTAAGTTACACTGCCATTCTTGTGTTTGTGAGTGGTTAGCGAAACAGAACACTTCTGCATCAGTTTCTTTTGCTTTGCCAAGCTATCGATGAAGTCACCAATAGGCTTGTAACCAGAGCGTTTGAAATACGAGACAATAGGCTGGTCAGTAATCTCTGTAACTACACCATCAGCATCCTTAAATGTTCCGCTGATCTTGGCATAGATTACCTGATTACAGACAACCGCCCGTGACCTTAGATAGTCTGGGTCATCCTTAGACAGCTTGTCTTCTTCATCACGGGTCAATCGTCCCGCCTTGTTTACACCATCACTTGCTGGGAACATACCCGACAGAGTTGTCTTCTGTACTGTTTTAGAAGAGAAAGTACCTGCTTCCTGATCCCAAAGGCTGTATTCAAATGTACGTAAGATTGGGCGTATCAATACCTTATCGGCATACAAGAACCTGCCATCAAGATACATCTTCCACGAGCCACGAGTAAGGGACTTACCGTCCTCTGTCTC